CTGCGCAAACGCTGCCTCTGTCGCCTCTGTCGGTCGGATAAAGCCGTGCGCTCGATAGTCATCTGGATTCATTCCTCACCAAGCATCGCTTTCCACATCGATTCAAACGCCGTGTTCGCCTGCTCGACCGCCGTGGGCGGCTGTTCGGTCTCCCCGGTTGGGTCCAGTAGCGCCAGGAATGCCTGCGGCCCAATCGGCTCGCTTTTCTGATCGCGGAACATGTTGGCCAACATCGCCAGCAGACAGGCAAAGCGCCAGTCATCCCGGTAAGCGCCAAATGGCTCCACCTGCCAGTAGGCCCGCCATTCCGCCATCTGCCGGCTGCTGATGCCCTCCAGCATAGCGTCTACGTTGCTTTGCCCATTGGCCAGCGCTAGCCGGTAGGCGAATCTTCGCTCTGGCCGGGCTCGGAGTTTCCCTCCAACTCGGCTACATCCTCTTGGGAGATACCATTGCGCCGGCGAATGATCGTGAAGATGGCATCGAGCGCCCGCGCACTTTTCTTGCCCAACTCGGTGACGTCGCCCTTGGTGAAGACCGGCTGTAGATTTTCATCGACCAGACAAGCCGCCACAAAGGTCGCCCGCACATTCTCGCGCATGGCCTGGCGCTTGACCGCCTTCCCGTTGACCATCTCCGTGCGCTCATAGACAATCGCCTGCTCCAGTTTGTCCCGCTCGCCGGCCGTCAAATCCTTGATGCGCACCGTACCCCAGCCAGGAATGTGGCTCAGGTCCACGTCTTCCGTCTCAATATCCAGCGCCCCCAATATCTGCGCCTTTGTCATTAAAGCCATTTTGTTTTCCTGTCTTCTTGTCTTCTTGTCTTCCGGTCTTCTTAGGTGATCGTCGCCAAGTTCGTTATAACCTCGAAGTTGGCAATAAACGCATCCGTAGCGTTGTACTTCGCCTCTCCCTCGAAGGTGACCACCGTGTTGTTCTGACCATTCTTGGAGTATTGACCGATTTTGGTATATTGACCGCAGAGGTCGATAGTCAATTGCCGGCTGGCGGCGCCCGTGGTCACCAGGCGGATCAGGCGGAAGTCAAACGCCTCATAATGACCGCGCTCCACATTCACCACGCTGATCCCGGTGTCCTGCTGCAATTCCAGCGTCAAGGAGAATGTGATCAGCGGCTTACCGATTTTGTAGGCCGATGCGTAGAGGTTGCCATCGCCGACGGGCACCCATTCAATCTGTGGGCTGTATTTGAGCGTAAAGCCCATCAGCACGCCCAACTTCTGCGTTGTGCCCACCGTGCCACCGCTGTCGTCGATAAAGAGCGTGGTCTTGCCAAAGGTGGCCGGCTCCCAGGCCGGCAGCGACAAGCCGGCGGTAAAGCTGCCCGTCGTCTTACGTGGCGCCATCCAGGTGCCCGATACCTTCCACAACTCCCCCTGGTTGCCGGAGATTTCCCACTCCATGGGGAGAGCGAAGGGCACAATCGCCACATCGCTGGTGATGGTCTTGTTGCCAATGCGCAGCGTGTGGGTGCGCAGCGTGGGCGGCGTGTCCCCAATCGGCGCGACATAATCACGCGTATAAGGCCCCGCTCCGCTGGGCGTCGCAATCCCAATGCTGCCTTCGAGCAAATAGAGCAGTTGCTCAAAGTGCAACGCTCCCTGCTGCATGGGCACCTTGACCCCTTGCATCGTCTCGACAATGCGGCCACTGTTGCCAAAGGTGCCAACATCTTCTTCAATTGTCTCGGTCTGCCGGTCATCGTCCCAGCCCCCGAATGGGGCACGCCAAATCGTGGTGGCCGCCACCGCCGTGCCGGGCGTCGTCTCCTTGCCAATCTGGCAGACATTGAGCGGCCACATGCCATATACATTAGCCATTGCTGGACTCCTCTTCTTCTACTGCTTCTGTCGTTACGCTATCGGTCGCTGAGTGGGGTCCCTCTGGGAACGAAGTGACCGACTCATAGAGCGTCGCCAGCGTACCGGCCGCCTCTACCTCGGCGATAGCCGCCGCATAGCGCACCAGGTCTTTTTCCGTGAGATCCCGTCGCGGAATGCCCGGAAAATAATCCCCAGCGCCGATATAGCGCAGCCCCACCCGTTGCCCCACATTCCCCCCTGTAGGGGGGCTAGAGGGGTTGTTCTTCTTTGCCATTATCCGTATACCTCCACTGCTAGCGGAATCGTCTCCACAATCCAGTAGGCGCCCCGCGTCTGCACCGTCTGCACCCGGCTGCGCCCGTCGACGCTCACCATGGTCCACAACGTGCCGATCTGGTTCGCCTCCAGCCAGACGGTAAACTCATATTCCAATGTATCCAGGATATCTTCGGCGTCGGATTGAACCTGGGGTGTCCCATCTTCGTAGTAGGCCACCCAGAATTGCAGGGCGTAGTAAAAGGTGGATCGAATACCCTCAGAGTAAATGGGGGGACGGTTGCTGCCATCGGTGACGATGCGCACAATTGGCGATTCCACATCGAAGCGGCTATACAGATAGTCATAGACCTGCACCGCTGAGGTGAGCGCCGTGCCAAGCTGCGTACCCAGCGCCTCGCGCACCACCTTGCGATTGATCGCCACGCCACTGCTCATTGTAGAATCTTCTCCACCGTCAACTGCATGAAATAGCCCACGCTCGAAGGAAACTGCCAGGGCGCGGCCCCGTGGATCACATACTCCACACTCTCCACCACCAACAGATCGCCCGGTCGAATGTCATGGTTGCCCAACAGAATCGTCTCATAGGCATTGACAATCGACTGGAGCACCCCTTGCGCCACCAACGCCCCCGCCCGGCCACTATCCGCCGGATAAAGATTGGTGCATTTCAACCCGGTCAAGTTGGCAGTCGGGTTTTGCCGCTTGCCAGACGCGACGACAGCCCGCTTGGTGCTGACGGTGTTGACACAGCGTGAAGCTAAGCTCATATCACCCTCATGCGTGTCTGGCGCCGGTCGGCGGTTGGATCCAGCGGGTTCGCCAAGTAGCGGCCCCAGGTCGTCGCAATCTGTTTGCGCTTGGCCTCGGCAATCTTGGCGACGCGATCAGGCAGATCGCTCAAATCCTCACTCACCGGTCCCGTCGTCAAATCGACCCCATTCAGGTTCGTGAGAATCGATTCCAACGTGCGCAGCTCCGCCAGGTCGAGCAGCGCGTCCAACTTGGCATCCGCCACCGCCACCACCTCCGCATTGGTCGGAACTAGGATGCTGGCTGTCGTATAGCCCAGCATCCGCACCCCCCAGCCAATGCATTGATAAACAGATGGCTTCGTCGGATCACCCGTTGCCGTGCGCGCCTCCGCCAACACCGCCCCACAGCGATCACCGATCACTTCCAGCACATCACTCAGCGTCGCCACGGAATGCACTCCGAATCTTGACCAAGCTCGCCGGCCCAACGCCCTGCACCATCAGCAACTCCTCATCACGCAACGTAGCAATCATCGCCGGCGTAATCTGGGCCGCTTCCAGGGTGATGACAATCTTCGCCTCCAACCCATTCCACGGCTCGATCGTGCTAAGACTATCGCCGGTAACTTCGGCAAGCTCAGTCACCGGTAGCTGAGCTTGCCGAAGCTCCAGCTTATCCAGAAAGCCCTCAGCCTCTTCGACCGATAATTCGATATTATCGCCCGGCCCATACTGGTTCTCAGCGCCGAATCGGAATCCCGCTTTTACTCGAAATATCGCCATGCTCAATCTCCTAATCACCCAATCACCCAATGAGTAACTAGGCTCCCGTCGCGTGGACAATGCCCGACTTGCTGTCGTGGCGCGCCTTGACACGCGGCGTCATAACCGCCATAACTTTGAACATGGTTTCCATGCCATCGCCAGAGGCCCACTCGCGCACCTGGAGATCAAGGGCAATAGCGGCATCAATGACTTCACGTGTCATCTGCACCAACACCAATGCGCCATCGGCCAGGGTGTCAGAGGGCAAATGCACCACATCCTCAATCGTGGCCAAGGCCTTGATGCGATCAAGCGAGGTCTGCCCAGAGCCATCGGTGTAGTAGGAGTTGGCCGCCTGGTTATATTGCGTGGTCGAAACAAAGAGGGTGTAGGGGCCATAATGCTTGCCCGTACCCATGGCCGCCGAGATCATACCGCTCACCGTCGGCACCACATTGGCAATCGTGCCCCAGTCACCGCCGCCATAGTTGGTGGCCGTGTCCGTGTTGCGGTTGGGGTGCGTGGTCAGGCCATAAAGCGACGCGCCATTGAGCACCACATTGGCACCATTGACGAAGATGCTCTCCAGTTGTTCGGCCACAACGCGGGAAGCCTCGACGGCTGCCGTCACGTCGATGCCATCACCCTGGTTGC